AGTATTCCTGCTAACCTCTGTACAATTACAACAGCTAAATTTACTGCCCACGACATGAATTATGGCGTCCAATATAAGGACGACGTTTTTGGCCTGTTTATAGGCATATAAGCAGTGGGGAGTTTATACGATTGCCGCGCGTAATGTTACCATAACACTGCCTATAGCTACATCCGTGACATATGCAGTGATAGCGGTGGCACGCACAGAAAATAACCATGGCTGCACGGGCTCTCAAAGTTGCCAATACGTCTCAAACGTGACCAACAAGACGTTTCAAGCGGGCTCTTACGATAGCGCTAACGGTTACGCTGGGTTTTGGTGGATGTCCATTGGTAAAGCCTAATCCTTACCAAAAGCACACCAATTAAAGCCTGCATAACCATTGCCACTGTCGTACATATTGGCGACAAAGCTCTTATTATTTTGCGATTTTACCCCGAAATTGCTGTTGCTGCCGCTCAGGTTACTGCTGCTTTTCGGGACACCGACAACGCTGTATAAGACACTAAACGCAATGGGAAACGTTACCGTGGTATCTCGGTTAGCTACGTTGCTATTTCCCCACTGCAAAACGCTGCTACATACCTACAGCAATATAGTTGATGTTCGTGCTTTGATATGTCGGCCATGTTATAGAGCTGTTAGTTCTGGCAATCCATGACGTGTTATTAAATGTAGCGCTGGTCCACGATTCTTGTGCCGTAGTAATACAGTAAAATTTTTGAAATGGTAGCGAAAAATTTAGCGTTGCAGCAGTGCTTCTTCCCCACTGCTAAACACCTATAGCTAACCAATATTTTTGACAGTTAATGTTATCCGCTGTTGCGTAAAACGAATTTCTGGTGACAGAGTTAACATAACCGCTTGCTTTATACGCATTGGTAACTGAGCTTATAGCCATCCAAGTGACGTGGTAACAACTTTTAGAGAAGCTGATGGGGAATGTTATTGTTTGGCTTTGCATATTATCACTTATTCCCCACTGCTGTTACATGCCAACAGCTATCCAACGAGCGGTATCATTTGTGCCCCAGCCTGATGCTGTTACTGCCGTAAATGAGCTGCGTGTGATAGCTTGTAACGACAACGGCTTCTGCCAGTATGACGAGCCCTCTCGGAGTACATATGTCGCTACTACCGCTAAGCAGCGCGCCGGGAATGTAAGGGGAAACGATGTTGCGTAACCGTTTTGTGTAGCAACTCCCCACTGCAAATCTAAAACCGCCCAACATAGGGCGTAGAAAGGAAAAAACATGAATGATAAAAGAGTAAATCAATACCTTATCCTGCCGGAAAATGGGCAGAGAAAAGACACAAAGCTTGCCGTCGAGTACGACGAAGCTCAAATCGCCGATTACCTTAAACAAGGCTATGTCATTGTCAACCACGATGATTTTAATAAACTCATTGGCAACGGCGACGGCGAATACCTCATTGCTGATGACGGCTCGGTCTATCCAAAGCCAGCACCTACCGATGCAGAGCTGCTTGCAGCTGCTAAGCCTGCCAAAATCGCAGAGCTTAAAGCTGAGCGTGACAGCAAAGAGGTTAAGCCGATTACCTACAACGGTAACCACTATGATTACGATGACAAAGCGCGCGAGCGCATCAACGCTGCCATCATCGCCCTTGATGTGCAGACCGCACAAGCAAAGGCAACTGCGTCCATTGACTGGACAACAGCAGACAATCAAGATGTTAAGGTTACTGCTGATGATTTGCGTTGCGTAATCGCTGCCGTCGCTCAACGCTCAAACGCCTTGCATGTGGCGTATAGAGCCGCCAAAGACAAGGTAGAGGCAGCAACAACTGTTACTGAGGTTGATGCTGTTACTCTTAACCTCTAAAATGGCTCAAATCCTTGCTGTGCCTGCGCTTGCAACATGTCAAAACAATGTTTGGCAACGTGCAACACGTTAGCAACATCAAATTCTAGCAGCGGCAAGGCTTAACAGCGCCAGTGCCTACCGGATAAGCAACACGTTAGCAACACAGCCTATATCATATCAATAGCCTTTTTAAGCTCGTGCAGCGATTTGTGCGTATACACTCCTTTTGTCACGCCCTGGCTGGCGTGGCCTAAGATACGCTTGACGGCAGTTTCGTTAGCTCCGGCATTGTCGAGCATCGTGGCACAAGTATGGCGACACTCATGCGGCGTATGGTGGCAATTAGTCGCGTCCATGACCTTGTCAAACAGCCGCCTGTAGGTGTGGTAGGAGAGCTGGCCAGCCTTATCATCAGCTATGAGCGTACGGCCGTCCTGCTGCATCCACAGCTTAAAATAGGGGAGCGCCTTGCGGCTTATCGGCACAGCCCTGTTACGGCCAGCCTCAGTCTTGCTGTCACGGACGATAAGATAACGCTGCTTGAGCTTAACGTCACTTTTCTGTATCGCCAAAAACTCGCCCGGTCGCACGCCGCTGTAACACATCATCACGATGCACATCGCCCAGCGCGCCAGCGTATCATCACTGTTAGCCAGCTTCTTTACCCGGTTGAGCTGGCGGGTGATAAACGGCTTTTTGGGATACCTGACCACCTTTTTATCTATGTCGATGTAGCAGGTTATATCGGCTGCCGCTGGTATGATCTTATACTTTACGGCATACTCGTACATGAGGTGCATCAGCTGGCGGCATTTCTTCTGCGAGGCATAGCCGATATTGCGACGGCTCATGCCGCGGATTACACCCTGCAGGTCGGATATCTCGAGCTTTGCAAACGGACGGCCGTGCAGCTCATGGCAATGCTTGTAGGCTGCCTTGTAGTTGTTGGCCGTTGATTTTGCTATTTTAGGATAGCGCTCAGCAGCCATCAGCCTGTAGACCTCAGCAAAGGTTATCGTGGACGGCGCAAACAGTGACGGGTTTTTGTTGTAGTCGACCAAAAATGCCAAAGCGTCCTCATATGTGGCGTACTGGCCGATTATCTTCTGGCGGCCGTCGATGTATTTCCTGACGATGTAGGGGCGGCGTCTGTTGCCGCTGTAGCAGGCTATTGAGCCAAATCCATTAGGTAATTTCATTTTTTATCATCTCCTATACAGTTAAGTATAGGGCAGAAAGAGAGGTAATTTTTATGGCAGACAAAAATATTTCTAAAGTCGTTTACGGAGGCAAGACCTTAATCGACCTGACCGCCGATACCGTCACTGCTGACAAGCTGCTCAGCACCTATAGCGCGCATGACAAGAGCGGCGCTCTCATCACCGGTACCTGCACATTTGATGCAGACACCAGCGATGCTACCGCGGCCGTAGCTGAGATTCTGGCCGGCAAGACAGCATACGTCAACGGCAACAAGCTGACCGGCACCATGAAAAACAACGGCGCCGTTACCGGAACCATCAGCAAAAAGGCTGAGGCTTACAGCATCCCTATCGGTTATCACGATGGCAGTGGTAAAGTGTCCATCAGTACAACTGAGCAGGCCAAGATTATTGCTACCAATATCCGTGCGGGGGTAAGCATTTTAGGCGTTACCGGTACGATGAGCGGCACCGAGGGTGCTAAAGCTCAGGCCAAGACTGCTACACCGTCCACTACACAGCAGACCATTCTGCCGGACAGCGCCGGCGGCTACAATTACCTTACACAGGTAACCGTAGAGCCGATTCCGTATACCGAGTCTGACAACGCTGCCGGAGGCACAACCGTAACTATAGCTTAAAGGAGGCCTGTATATGGCGGTAAACAAGATTATTTACAACGGGGAGACACTGGTAGACCTGACCAGTGATACGGTCACCGCCGATGATCTGGCCGCCGGCGTGACCGCTACCGGGGCTGACGGCAAGCCGTTAGTAGGCCTGCTGCCAAAGGTTACCATCGACACGGAGCTGTCGACTACCAGTACCAATCCGGTCCAAAACAAGACCATAACGGCAGCGCTGTCCAACCTTGATATCGACATCGCAACAAACGATGAGATTGACAATGCCTTAAACATTGCGGGTAGCGGGGACCTGCCGACAACTGGCGGCATCGTCCCTATTGCGATGGGCGGCACCGGGGCAACAACAACGGCCGGAGCACGTACAAATTTGGGGGTGAGCGCTACCGCAGATTTTGCAAACGTAGCATTTAGCGGGGCGGATGATGATTTGACCGGCAAGCCGACGATACCGTCCAGGACAAGCGACCTTGCCAACAACAGCGGCTATATCACAAGCAGCGCGCTCAGCGGTTATGTCAAGTCGGTCAACGGCGCAGCTCCTGACAGCTCCGGCAATGTTACGATAAGTGTGAGCGGGGGCAGCAGCGGCGGTGGTAGCTATACATTACCTACGGCAAGCAGTAGCACGCTTGGCGGTGTTAAGATTGGCTCCGGCTTGACAATCAACACCAACGGCGTTGTGTCAGCTGATGTTACGGCATCTACGTTAACGGCTTATGCTAAGGCAACGGACTTGTCAGCGGTCGCAAAAAGCGGCAGCTACAATGATTTGAGCAACAAGCCGGCTATCCCCGCAGCCTACACGTTGCCAAACGCTACTAGCAGTACGCTGGGTGGCGTAAAAATCGGCAGTAACATAAGTGTATCAAGCGGCGTTATCAGCCTGACAAGGGCCAACGTAACCGGTGCTCTGGGGTACACTCCTCCGGTAAGTGATACAACGTATGGCAATGCTACAACAACATCTTCGGGCCTTATGAGTAGCAGCGACAAAAGCAAGCTGGACAGCATAGCAGCTAACGCCAACAATTATGTCCATCCTGCATCTCATCCGGCAAGCATGATAACAGGGCTGACTGCTGTGGCTACTAGCGGCAGCTATAATGATCTGTCGGACATCCCGGCGATACCTGTTGTGGATGACAGCTTGTCCGGTGACTCTACCAATGCCGTGCAAAACAAAGTTGTGTATGGCTTGGGGCAAAAGTTTTTTAACCAGCTCAGCGCCTTGGCATCGGTAGCCAGGACTGGCAGCTACTCGGACCTTACCGGCACGCCCGGCAATGCTACGGCCTCTGCCGCGGGGCTGATGAGTGCTGCGGACAAAGCCAAGCTGGACAAGATCGACGCTGATGCCGGAAGCGTTAAACTGATAACATACAGTTAAGGTTCTTAAGCCGTCTTATACAGGGCGGCTTTTATTATGTAATTTTTAGGAGGTTGAAAGATGAACTATAAACTTTTTTTTGATAGCGTGGTAGGTGCAGGTAAAACGCTTTATACAGGTTGGAATTATAAGGCGATAGCTGCTGCGATTATGGTAATCCTGCTCCACAAGCATGCAATCCTGTTCTATGCGTTTTCTGCTTTGGTTGTGTTGGACTGTCTGACTAAGTGGTTGGCGATTGCACATGATTATCTGGTTAAGCAAGGCAAAACAGCGCCAACTATTTTTCAATCGCTGATTGCCATCAAAGCGGCGAGAAGTGCAGGGCTCATTTCTTCTGAAGTTATGAAGCACCGTTTTTTAGGCAAGATTTGCATATATTTACTATGCGTAATGGCAGCTGCCAGTGCGGATCTGATTATGGTTGAGCTTAGTAAGCCTGCATGGGCAGTGAGTACAATCATCGGCTATTTAACGGCAACGGAATTGTTGAGTATAGTAGAAAACCTCAACGCTGCTGGCGTTGAGGCTGTAAAAGGCTTGATTGATATTGTCAAAAAGAAGAAGGTGTAAAGATGTTAAGAGGTGTTGACGTAAGCGAAAATAATGGTATAGTTGATTGGGGGAGGGTAGCCCTTGGCTTAGATTTCGCTATTATCAGAATCGGTTATGGTCGGAATCATTTGGATAGCCAATTTTACAACAATATCAATGGTGCATTAACTGCAGGCTTGAAAATTGGTATTTATCACTACAGTTACGCATTATTACCGGAAAGAGCACAGGAGGAGGCAAGGTTCGTCGTTGAGACGCTAGCAGATTGTGGATTAAGTCCCGAAAAGCTGGAAATGGGTATATGGTTTGACATGGAAGATGCAGACGGATATAAACAGCGTCACGGTATGCCTTCACGTCAGGAGATTACCGCAATGTGCAGTGAATTTATCTGTGAGTGTAATCGCAGTGGCTATAGTTGTGGCATATATGCTAGCCTGGATTGGTTAGAGCATCAGATTGCCACAGAGCAACTTGCTAGTTATGTGCCATATTGGGTAGCTCAGTGGGGCGGGCGCTGCGACTGGCCGAATGCTAGTATGTGGCAGTACACTGATGGGTACTATGTTGATGGCAAAGAGTTTGATGGGAATCTTTATTTTGACTGATTTTATAGTCAGGATAAGCTGTTTTTTGTCCAATATTTGTCCAATATTTTTTTAGAAACTTGTAGAACCAATTAAGCGATTTTAAAGCATAATAGCGGGAAACGCAGATAGCAAGCACCTTTTCAGCGTCCCCCAACTCTCTGTAAATCGCAATGAAATTATATTTTGTTAATTCGGGTACAAGAGGCCGTGAGTTCGAATCTCGCCGCCCCGACCAAATTTAAAACTTAGGAACCGCATGAGAATGCGGTTCTTTTTGCTTTTGCGACTAAATACAGTATTTGAATTACTTTATAAAAGGGTGATTCTGTCAACAATCTGTCAACAATCCTTTGGAACGCTAGATAATATGGGGTATTTACGCTTTATAATTCGCAAAAATTCCTGCATAAAAATAGAGAACCGGTATTTTAGCTCCGGTTCTCTGATATTTCACAAAAATATTGGCGTTTGGTTATTTTTCCTCATTTGCATTAGCTTTAATAAGTTTACGTACTTCGGCTTCAGGCAAATCTTTATAGTTAGAAGGAGAAACAACATTACGTCCTGTTTTAGCTTCTAGGGCTGCGCGTGCATCACCTGCGATTTTGCCTCCGGCTTGAGCTGCAGAAACATTTTGTGTCATGCCGTAAACGTCATGAGTTTTAGCTATTTCGGTTGTAGAAGCTTCGCCGAGAGCGGTAAACAGTAATTCAAGGTCCGTCATATGATCACGTAAATTTTCGCTGGGGCGGTCAAGTGATTTTATCTTTTTATGCTGACTTGGGGTAATACCAAAAGTTGCTTTGCTGATTTCAGCAGTAAGAATAGCATATTCTTTACCTTCTTTAATACCACGTTTTTTCCATTCGTCCGTCAAAGTATCACGAACAGCAATACCACGTTCGCGACGGGCTATCCATTCATCACTGTAACCTTTAGCGCGGTATAGTTCGCGCATACGTGTTTGTGCAAGCTCAGGGTTTTCGATTTCTTCTATGCGTTCGCTGCCAACTTGCGCAAGCCATTGCTTAAAGGGTTCGGCTTTAGGCGAGGGGATAGACTGGATGATGCGCAGGATGCCTTTTGTAGTGGCTGTTTGGGATTTGCGCATTTTTCCGTCAGGTGCGAGTAGTTTAAGTAGGGTACAAATTGTACCCCACTTGGAATTAAGTTCCGAATCTCTGGAGCGCATTTTTTTGAGATATTGTTTAGGGTCTGTGCTGTCTGTTAATGCTCCGACAACATCAACCACTGAAAAATACCATTGCTGTTCTTCTTCGTTCCAAACGGAACGGATTTTAGCAGATTGGAATAATTTTATACTGTTCATGTGTTTTTCCTTTCTTTATTCACAGTAGCATTTGTTTTTTAATTATATTACTCTCTATATTCTGGTTGGCGAAAAAATGTTTACATACTATGATTGTATTATAACGCTATGTGTTGCAGCATGTCAAATATTTTAGTGAATGTATATTTGGTCTTATGAAGAGGAGTCTTTTAGTATGGAAAAAGAAAAACAAGTTGTAAGTGACAATAGAAATAACGATTTTCAGGGATTTGTCCTTGATGATTCGCAAAAAACAGTTGAAGAACAATTAGAGATTATCAAAAAATACCTTGAGCGTAGTATGCCTAGAAGAGAGAATGAATAGCTTATTTAAAATTTAATGATTGAATAGGCAGATTTTGAGCGAAAACTCAGAGTCTGCTTTTTCCTTCTCATCCCACTAATTTCCCCCATAAAAAGGATTTTACCTTTGTTTTGTAGAATTATAAAGTATACCAAACAGTGATATAACTATAAGTCTGTTATAGAGAAAAGGGACAACTCTGATGGTAAAAATTATTCTACATAAAATTACAAAAGAATATGTTCAATATAGATTTTATCCGGAAGGTGAAGATGGGGAATACGGTATTATTCAAGTTAACCTTGAAAATTATGATTTTGATATTTTAAAAGATATTCCCGGTATATGGAATGCTTATAAATTTCATGCGTGTTCTCATATTAACAAATTAGTTAGGAATGGAGAATTTCCGGAGGAATCGTGGGTAGCATGGTACTAATGATGTGACAAAGTAATCGGCTTATTTAGCATACAGTGAATTAAGAGTTTTAGCTAGAGATACTCAATGGCCCAAAATGCTTATAATGTCATAGTTTACAGAGTGTTGACATAATGTATAAATGCCTTAAAGGTCGCGCAGCAAACGGACATGAAACCCAACGGCAAGAATTACGCCAAGGCTATAAAAGGCCACTGCTTTTTCCTTCTAGTTCGCCTTCGTTGAAAATATTTTTTATGTGCTTACTGATACCGCTGCGCTCCTTGTTAAACAACTCAGCTATTTGTGCCTGTGTAAGCCATACAGTTCCGTTATCAGCATAAAGTTTTATGGCGGCCTTACCGTCATTAATGTTATAATTGAAAGGGATTATTTACAAGAGGTATTTATAAATGACGTGTGATGAACTGAAAGTATTATTGGAAAAAGAAAATATTCCTGATTACTGTTATAATATCTTAGGATATAGCAGGCAAGTATGGACAGAAGAGGGCTTCGTTATATGGAAAGAAGGTGGCGTATTTGTTGCTACCTATGTTGAACGTAATCAGCATGATATTATTACCAAATCAAGAAACGAATCTACCATTGTGGAGTTGTTTTTAAAAGAAATTAGTGACTATTACCCAAGACTTAAAAAGTACGTATGAAAAAACTCATAGTTGTGCTGTGAGTTTTTCATTGCTCATGAGATGGTAACAATATAGGGTGGAGGCTCATGATATGGAGGTATCAGAGAATTGACGGAAGTTGAAAAAGATTTAAAAACTATTAAATTTGAATTGTTGGATAAAGCATACCCTGATTACTTCTTGCATAAAAAGATGACTGTTAGGTGTCCAAAATGCAAAAAAATAGTAGAGGTTTATGAGGTAGGCAATTCGTACGGAGCAAAATGCGAATGCGGATTTATGAATAATACTGTTAGAGGACTTTAA